CATATAGTTCCGGTTCACTTGGATATACATTCGAATCAGCTCCATGTCCAGATGGAACATGTCCAGAATTCCTACCACCTCCTCACCACGGTGGTACATATGGTAGTGATGGATCGCCCGGATTTGATAGTGTAACCGCTCAGGGTGTGCTTGGTGTAAACCCTCAAGGTTTAACTACAGAGGGAATTATAGGCAATACATCTGAAGGTTATATTCAAATATACGGAACGGGTGGACATACATTCTACTATGGGTTTGGTTTGAATGTCCCACTCGGAAGATCAGGTGCTACGTTCGATGGTTGTACATCAGGAGTGACTGCGACAGGACTTGGTGGTGGTTATCAGTACAGTTACTTGTTCGGCTCGCCAACCCAGGCCTCTGTCGGATCGCCACCAACTACTCCTCTTAGTGGTATTGATGCTTCGATCTCAATCTTTGTCAATGCACAGGAAGATCTTCACAAGAAGTGGTTCGGTACTGTTTCCGGATCACAGAAGAATCACTTGATCTACTACACAGGAACATTCGGTTGTTCTGGTGACGGTGGATATCCAGTTTACACGGGACCATAATCTATGCCGGGAGTAGCACGAATAGGAGACGGTACAAATTCAGAGGCAAAAGTGGGACCAAAACCCGGATCTACCAATGTTTTTGTGAACGGTCAATCAATTGCTACTGAAGGTAATTCTTTCTTGACCCCACACCAACATGGTCAAAGTACCATTACTTCTACCTTCATTGGAACAGGAAATCAAAGAGTTCTTGCAAACGGGAGTCCTATTCTCAAACAGGGAAGTCAAGCTCTGTGTGGTCATAGTATAATAGAATCTTCTTTCAATGTCCAAACGGGTTAGTCTTCCGTTTATACATAGTATAACGGAGGTGCATGGATGAGCGTAACATCAAGAGAAGAACTCAAAGAATACTGCTTGCGAAAGTTGGGTTATCCCGTTGTAGAAATCAACGTAGATGATCAACAAGTAGAAGATCGAATTGATGATGCTATCGAACACTTCACGGAGTATCACTTCGATGGAGTAGAAACTCGATACCTAAAACACCAAATTGTTGAAGATGATGTAACCAACGGATATCTGGATATGGATCTGGTAGATCCAAGTGTGGTTTCCGTTGTTCGTGCTTTTCAATTTGGAAGTGGTGCTGCAAACAACTTCATGGGTGTCAAGTATCAAATGGCATTCAATGATTTCTACGGTCTTCGTAATGGTGGCACTATGCAATATTACGATCAGGTCATGAGACACATGCAAATGATCTCGGACTACCTCACACCAGAAAAGAAGATTCGTTTCAACCGAGTAACTAATAAGTTATTCCTTGATATGGATTGGTCGGAGGAAGTCACGATAGGTGATTATCTTATGTTTGAGTGTTACGTTACCGTTGACGGTGAAACATACAAAGAACTCTATAACAATCGTTTCTTGAAAGAATATGCCACTGCCCTTATCAAAAGACAGTGGGGTTCAAACCTCTCGAAGTTTGAGGGGATGCAGTTGCCCGGTGGAGTGCAATTTAACGGTCAACAAATGTTTCAGGATGCACAAGAAGAAATTAGAAGACTCGAAGAAGAGATGTCTCTCAAGTATGAACTTCCACCAGATTTTATGACGGGATGATAAATGGGAACTAATCCGTTCTTCAACAAAAAACCACACACTTCTTCAAGTGTCCTAGAAGATCTCACCGTCGAAGCCATCCGAATGTATGGTCGAGATATGGTATACCTCCCAAGAACTTTAGTACGAGAAGACACCATCTTCGGTGAAGATAATGCCTCTATTTTCTCTGATGGTATACAGATGGAAATGTATATCGACTCCATCGATGGTTTTGGTGGTGGAGATCAGATTACACAATTCGGTTTTGAAATTCAAGACACTGTAGATCTTGTGGTTGCGAAGAGAGTTTTTCGAGATAACTTTGTTGGTTCTGGTTCTACACAGATTCACCCACAAGAAGGTGATTTAATTTACTTCCCAATGTCTCGATATATTTTTGAGATTAAATTCGTAGAGCATGAAAATCCTTTCTATCAGTTGGGTAAACTCTACACATATAGATTATCCTGCGAACTCTTCCGTTACTCACATGAGAAACTGGATACAGGTTGGTCTGCGATTGATGGTCTGGAAGATGCGATCGATGGCGTCACTGGTGCCTCCGGAGATATTATTCCACAGGATGGATATGGCACAAACTCCAATATCAAAACTGAGGGTGATTCTATTCTGGACTTCTCGGAGAATGATCCGTTCTCGGAGGGTAACTACTGATGTTCCAATCACACTTCTACCATGAAACAATAAGAAACACTGTTGTGGCCTTTGGTACGTTATTCGATGATATCAAAGTACACAAGTTAAACGCCGATGGTACTGATCGAGTAAGTATTCAAGTTCCACTGGCTTATGCTGCGAGAGAAAAATATATTCAACGACTCAAAGAAGATAGTCGTTTAAATGATGACGAGTATCCAAATGCTCATGTTCAGATGACTTTGCCGAGAATGTCGTTTAACATGACATCTCTAAATTACGATGCAAGTCGAAAGAGAAACACAATCCATCGTCGTCGAATAAAGGACATCGAAGGTACACAGGGTCAGTTATCATATCAGTATGCCGAAGTTCCATATAACATGGGATTTGAATTGGGCGTTTATGCGTCCACATTCGAGGATGGATTGCAGATTGTAGAACAGATTGTTCCATACTTCACTCCAGAATTTAACGTAACTTTCCAGACGGCGGGTGGAACATCGGATATCAATACCAAGATTGATTTGCCTATTGTTCTAGAAGGTGTAAACTTAGATTACGACTTCCTCGGCGAAATGGAAACTAGAAGATTATTAAACTGGACATTATCGTTTAATGTAAAAAGTTATCTGTATGGACCGGTCAGAAGAGACAAAACAATTATATACTCAAAGGCTACTCTGTTCGACCTTGGAGATGGTTTAACTTCCGGTCAGGTCGCAGGACTCTGCGGGGCAACAGGAGCAGTCAGTAGAATTGACATTGGAATATCAGGTGGTACTGGAATCTTTATAGATGGTTCCCAGACGGATCCAAATGCCATACCACCGTATACATTTACACAAACGGAATATCAGTTCAATAATCCAGCTGGATCCGGAACCGGTGATGTGATAGATGGTGGAGGAGAAACCGTATGAGTGAAGATCGTGTAGATAAAAATCTCAATGAGGTATTTGAGATAGAACCCGTGGTAGTTGATGCTGAAATTATTGAACCAGAAAAACCAAAACAAGTCGGTAATCAAAAAGCAGAGAGAGATTTTCACGAAGTTCGTGGATCTCTCAAAGATATCATAGACCGAGGCAGTGAAGCCATCGATGGTATTCTTCAGGTTGCCTCTGAAACGGAAAGTCCAAGAGCATACGAAGTCGCAGCTCAGATGATTAAGACCGTCGCAGATGCAAACAAAGATCTTCTAGAGATTCATAAGAAACTCAAGGATATCAATAAAGAAACAACAACAGTCAACAATACCACAAATAATTCTCTATTCGTTGGTTCAACTAAAGAACTTCAGATGTTCTTGAAAGAACAAAAAGAAAATATGATGCTGGAGGAGAAAGATGCCGAGGTCGGAGACTAATCATTACTTAGGCAACCCACTACTAAAGGCTGCCGGAGTCGAACAACAATTTACGCAAGAAGAGATCAAAGAATATATTAAGTGTTCTCAAGATCCTATTCACTTCATCAAGAACTATATTCAGATCGTGTCACTTGATAAGGGTCTTGTTCCATTTGAATTGTGGGACTTTCAAGAAGAAGTTGTAGAGACAGTTCATAATAATCGTTTTGTAATTTGCAAGTTCCCTCGACAGACGGGAAAGAGTACGACCATGATTGCGTACATCTTGCACTATGTTCTGTTCAATGACAACATGAATGTGGCCATTCTCGCCAACAAACTTGCAACTGCACGAGAGTTGTTGTCACGATTACAACTGGCATATGAAAACTTGCCAAAATGGTTGCAACAGGGCGTGATATCTTGGAACAAAGGATCGATCGAACTCGAAAACGGATCTAGAATCATTGCCTCTGCAACGTCATCAAGTGCAGTTCGTGGTGGATCTTTCAATATGATCTTCCTTGACGAATTTGCCTATGTTCCGCACGAAGTGGCCGATGAGTTCTTCAGTTCGGTATACCCAACCATTTCATCTGGTAAGGATACAAAAATCTTGATCGTGTCCACCCCGAGAGGTATGAATCTCTTCTACAAATACTGGGTGGGGGCAAATAAGAAAGAAGGTGAACCGGGCAAGAATACATATGTCCCGATTGAGGTACACTGGTCGCAAGTCCCCGGCAGAGATGAGAAATGGAAAAAAGAAACGATTGCGAACTCGTCGGAGGAACAATTCCGCACTGAGTTTGAATGTGAGTTCTTGGGTTCGGTAAACACTCTAATTTCTCCTGCTAAGTTGAAGTGTATGACTTTCGAGTCACCTATACAGAAAAAAGAAGAAGGACTTAAGGTATACAAAAAACCAGAAAAGGATAGACAATACTTCATCACTGTGGACACCTCCAGAGGTCTAGGGCAGGACTACCACGCATTTGTCGTGTTCGATACGACCGAGAGTCCATATGAAGTTGTTGCTACGTTTAGAAATAACGAAATGCCACCGATGGTTTATCCAAACGTAATATATCAAACCGCAAAAGAATACAATGAAGCTCAGGTATTGTGTGAACTGAACGACATTGGTGGTCAGGTTGCTGACATCCTTCGCAATGATTTGGAATATGAGAACATGTTATCTACTTCTATGAAAGGTAGATCTGGACAGGTTCTTGGTGAAGGGTTCGGTCAACAGGTAACTTACGGTATGAAAATGACGCAACCAGTGAAAAAAATTGGTTGTTCTACGTTAAAGAGTTTTATTGAAACTGATAAACTTATAATCAACGATTACAATATTTTAGAAGAATTAATTAACTTTGTCTCGGTTCGTACCAGTTACGAGGCAGATGCAGGACATAATGATGACTTGGTAATGTGTCTTGTTATATTCTCATGGATGACCACTCAGAAGTATTTTCAAGAGTATTTTGATGTTGATCTTAGAAAACAATTATATGAGAATGAAATGAAATCTATCGAGGAAGATATCATGCCCTTTGGGTTTATTCAGGATGGATCCGACGGCGAAATCGAAATTGACTCAGACGGCAACATGTGGTTTTGAAAAACGGATTTTACTAAATATCAAGACTATATTGAGATATTCTCACAAAGGAGAGCACAATGGCCTTTCAAGTAAGTCCCGGCGTACAAGTAAAAGAATTAGATTTAACCACGATCGTCCCCACTATTGCCACGACTCCAGCAGGTTTCGTTGGTCTTTTCTCATGGGGCCCTGCAAATGAAGTTGCCACTGTTTCTTCTGAAAACGAACTGAGAGAACTCTACGGCGAACCAAATGATGCGAACGCTGCATACTGGTGGACGGCCGCGAGTTTCCTTCGTTACGGAAGCAATCTTCAGGTTGTTCGTGCAGAACCAACCACATCACTAAATGCCGGTCACGGTGTTTCTGGTGGTGTTACTGGATGTTTCCCACTTACAGATAAACTCGCATCGACAACTGGTGCTCTACAAAGTGCAGATTATAGTTCCGGAACATTCGTTGCAAGGTATCCCGGAAAACTAGGCAACTCAATCGGTGTTGCCGTTTGGGATAGTGCCGCAACTGGAGTTAGTGGTGCGGACGCTGGTACGTTTGCTGGTTGGGGTCCACAGGGCGCCACAGGTTTATGGGCCGCTTACTTCCGCGATGCACCAGACACATCACAGGCCGCACAGAATGCCACTGGAATTACAACTGGTTTCAATGACGAAATTCACGTTCTGGTCTTTGATGCTGATGGTAAACTCACTGGAACAAAGAACACTCCACTTGAAATTTACGAAGCCGTTTCAAAGGCAACCGACGCTAAACTTTCAGATGGATCGACCAACTACTACCGAAACCGAATCAACAATCTTTCGGAATACGTCGCAGTTACCAAGGCTGTTGAACAATCTTCACCAACTGGTCTAAACCAAACAATCGGTGAAGTTTACAATGGAAACTCTGGTAATTCGTTCGGTGCATTCTTTGATGCTGTGGCCGGGGCCGCCGCTGGTGCAACAGCCAGTCGAGAACTTCGGAACGGTAAACAGTTCGCAGGTGGTACTGCCTCTGGTGGTGAGATCGGTGTTGCGACTGAAGTTGTTACACAGTACACTAACATCTTCGACAACGCAGAAGAAAGAGACGTATCCTTCCTCATCTCTGGTCCAGCTGATGCCACACTAAAGAACAGTCTCGTCGCTATTGCCGAAAGACGAAAAGATTGCATCGTAACTCTGTCACCAGATTCCGATGCGGTTGTAGAACAAAGTTCAGGACAGGCCGCTGCCATCCTCGCCGATGCCGCTGCCGTCACAACTAAGTCATCCTTCGCTGTCATGGACAGTGGTTGGAAACTAGTTTACGATCCATACAACGATGTATACCGATATGTCCCACTAAACGGTGACATCGCCGGTCTTATGGTTGCATCTGATCAGGATTCAGAACCTTGGTTCTCCCCGGCCGGTTTCAACCGTGGTAGACTACGAAATGTAATTAAACTTGCATACAGTCCCAACAAGGCCGACCGCGATGCTCTCTATGTTAAGGGAGTAAACCCAGTCGTTGCCTTCGAATCAGAAGGTGTAGTCCTATTTGGTGACAAGACCATGCTTGCGAAACCAAGTGCATTCGATCGAATTAATGTTCGTCGTTTGTTCAACATTCTTGAGAAATCAATCTCCACTGCTGCGAAGTTCTCACTCTTCGAATTCAACGATGAGTTTACAAGAGCGTCCTTCCGCAACTTGGTCGAACCATTCCTCAGAGATGTTCAGGCAAGAAGAGGTATCTTTGACTTCAAGGTTGTTTGTGACGAATCAAACAACACACCAGTCGTGATTGATAGAAACGAATTTGTTGCAGACATCTACATCAAACCAGCCCGTTCCATCAACTTTATTACTCTGAACTTTATCGCTACTCCAACTGGTGTAGACTTTGAAGAAATTGGTGCTTGATTTTAAAAATCTCGTATAAATAAAGTAGAAAGAAACTAGGAGTCCCAAATGCCTTCACTAAAAGTCGATCAGATTAAACAAGTTCTTAAGGGCGGTGTACGAAGTAATCTCTTCCAAATCACCGTTAACAGAACGGCGTCAGGAATTAATGTTCCTGCTCTTCCGTTCGGTGATAATGGACAGAACCTTTCTGTTCTTGTAAGAGCTGGTCAAATTCCAGCCTCTACCATTGCACCAATCGAAGTTCCTTTCCGTGGAACCCGATTCAAGACAATTGGCGAGAGAACATTCGAGCCATGGACCATGACAGTTTATAACGATCAAGACATGCAGATTCGTGGATTCTTTGAAGAGTGGGCAAACGCCATGAAGGGGTTTGCATCGAACGTAGGACAACAAGATCCAAGCACTCTGTTTGGTATTGTTGAAATTCGTCAACTGAACATGGCAGGAGAAATCATCGGTCAACCTTGGGTACTCCAAGACTGCTGGCCATCAGACATCAGTGCAATTGACCTCTCCAATGATGCAGAAGGTGCCTTATCAGAGTTCTCCGTTACTTGGCAATACCAGTACTGGACACATCAACCGTTTACTGATGGTCCTAACATTGATGTCAACAACGCCGGTCTTTGATATATTTTAAAATGAAGGAAGTGATATGCCGAACTTATTTGGTTTCTCATTCGGGAAGAACAATAAAGACTTAGATAGCACCATCATCCAACCAGATGGTACACTAGTAAACCCATCATTTGTCCCACCAGAGGTCGATGATGGGTCTACTGTTGTTGGTGGTGGTGGACATTATGGACAATACCTAGATTTAGATGGTGCAGTTCGTAGTGATGCTGAGATGATAATTAAATATCGTGCAATGACATCTCATGCTGAAATTGAGATGGCGATGGAAGATATCATAAACGAAGCAATCGTCTATGAACTTGACTATCCCTCAGTAAAACTCAGACTCGATCAGTCTAGTCTACCAGATACAATCAAAGATAAAGTGACCGAAGAGTTTAACACTGTTCTTCGATTACTAAATTTTGCAAACAAAGGTTACGAAATCTTTAGACGATGGTATATTGATGGTCGGTTGTATTATCATATTATCGTAGATCCTGCTGCTACCAAAAAAGGTATCAAAGAACTTCGTGCAATTGATGCTGTAAAAATCAAAAAAATCAAAAAGATTGATAAGGTAAAAGACCCATCAACTCAGGTTCCTATCATAACCAAAGTCGAAGACTTTTACATCTATTATGATAAAGCATACATGGACCGTTATGGTGGAGGCGGGGTGTCTGTTGTAAATAACCAAGGCATCGATGGTATCAAAATTGCAAAGGAAGCAATTTGTTATGTACCATCTGGAATGTATGACTTTGAAAACAAACGAGTAACTGGTTATCTTCAGAAGGCAATTAAACCACTAAATCAACTTCGCATGATTGAAGACGCTGTAGTAATCTACCGTATCTCCAGAGCCCCCGAACGAAGAATTTTCTACATTGATGTTGGTTCACTGCCAAAAACCAAGGCAGAACAGTACCTTCGAGAGATCATGAACAAGTATCGAAATAAACTAGTGTACGATGCTTCTACAGGTGAACTCAAAGATGACAAGAAACACATGACAATGCTTGAAGATTTCTGGTTACCTCGTCGTGAAGGCGGTAGAGGAACCGAAATTAGCACACTAGATGGTGGTCAGAATCTAGGCGAGATGGAAGATGTAGAATACTTCAAGAAGAAACTGTACAGAGCCCTCAATGTTCCTGTTACTCGACTCGAACCAGACAGTGGTTTCAATATGGGCAGAGCATCAGAGATTACAAGAGACGAACTTAAGTTCTCTAAATTCGTAGACAAGTTACGTTCTGCTTTCTCTCAACTCTTTATTAACCTTCTTAAGACTCAGGTTATTCTTAAGGGTATCATGAGAGAAGAGGAGTGGAGAGCAATGGAACAGGATATTCGTTTTGACTATATTCGGGACTCTTACTTCACAGAATTAAAAAATGCTGAGATGATGAAAGAACGTCTAGAAATTCTACAACAAATGGAAGAGTTTATAGGTACTTACTATTCAAGAGACTTTGTTCGCAAGAATGTGCTTCGACAGACTGAAGAAGAAATTAAAGAAATGGAAGCACAAATTCAAGCAGAAGAACAAAGTGGTGATATAGATACTAATGCAGACCAAGACAATCGGGAGTAGTAAATGGCTTCAGCAAATTACGACATTTCACACGAACAGGGAACCAACTTCGTTCTCAACATAAACTATTATGATGAGTCTGGTATTCCTGTTAATCTATCTCAAGGTTATTGGGCCCAGATGGATGTGAGAGGTCAGCGATACGAACTCGACACCAATAATGATACATTGAAACTTAGATTTTCTACCTCGAACACATATGGTGTAACTGGAACTATTGTAAACGGGGGAAGAACTGCGGGTCACATATCTCTTGATGGAGAGTTTGTTTATAGAGATGACCTAGAAGGTGCAACCACCAGTGGAGTTACTGGTCAAATTTCGTTGTCATTCCCCAAAGAAATCTCTAGACAATTATCATCTGGATCATCTTTATACGATCTTTTCTTATATGATGATCGAGGAATCTCCAGTGGAACTACTGGTGATGCCTATGCTGAAAAACTACTTTCCGGTAAATTTATAATCGCACCAGCTATCTCAGATCCCGAATTCGGAGGTTGATAAATGCCTCTATTACAGGTAGTCAATTCTACTAAATTTGAAATAGGTAGATTTGGTGGTTCATTTATAGATCTATACAAAGTTCCAAAAGAATTAAATACTGGACAAGGTAAATATCTACCAAGAAATGTAAATCCAACC